GGTGTCATCACGTCGGAGAACACGCCCACCTTCAGCATCGTGTCCCCGGAACTGTGGCGCGACATCGTCCTGACCGGCTACACCGCCGTCCTGGGCTACCTGTCCGCGTCCATCGGCCTTGAGGAAGGCAGCCTGGACGGGTTCAAGATGATCCCCGGCAACGTCGGCGCGGGCAAGGTCCTGACCGGCAGCGGCGACGCGCTGACGATCTACGAACTGGCGGGCGTCCCGATCCGCGTGGAGGGCATCGCACCCCATCACGGCGCGATCGACCCGGCGCTGTACGGGTACATCGGCAAGACGATCGAGACGCCCGCAGCCACGGCGGCGCTCACCCCGACGAAGACGCTGGCCCTGTCCCTGGTCACCGTCGTCTGACACCAGCTGCTGTCCCATCCTGTGGGGAACCTACAGAAAACCGGTCTCGAGCTCGCCCGCCGGCCTGTAGGTTCCCCACAATTCTGAAGGGCCTGGAATGCCTGCACCACTGACCACCTGGCTGACCACGGAGACCGCGCGCGGCCTGTGGCGGGACGCGCCCGCCGACGACGCCACCCTCCAGCTGTACCTGGACGTATCCCGGGACGCGATCGAAGACTTCGGGCGCACCCTGGCGGACCCGGAAGCGATCCCGGCAGGCTGGCGCATGGCCCACTGGCAGCACGCCCGGAACTGCCTGAACGCAGGGAAGGCAGCAGCGGGCGGCGGCGACCTGGACGGCAGCGGGTTCGGCCTGGTCAGCGTCCCGCTGGACTGGCACATCCAGCAGCTGGTCCGTCCCCGTCGCGCGATCGGCGCCGTGGTATGACCAGCCTTCGCGCGCAGCTGGAAGCGCAGCTGAAGACGGACTGGGCGACGATCCCCGCCCTGGCAGGCGTCCGTGTCATCGCCACGGAAGCGCAGCTGGACACGCCGACACAGCCCACGCTGCTGCTGCGCGTCAAGCGGGTGGGCAAGTCGCCCGCTGCCGCCATGAGTCACCGGCGACACGAAGTTCTCGCCACCCTGATCAGCAGCCTGGAAGACGTAGACCAGGCCATGGACCAGCTGGACGACCTGCTGGAAGCCGCCCTGGGCTACTTCGACACCCGTTACCTACACGGGGGCGCGGACGTCGTCGGATACGGCGCCGAACGCCTGGCAGTCGATATTCCCCTGTCCGTCATCCATCCGAAGGCGTGACTGTCAGGACAACCCTGACAGTCCGATCCACACAGAAAAGGAAGCCACACTATGGACGTTCCGGTCCAGCCGATCCTGCTCAGCGACGTCGAACTGACGCTGGGCGATGACAACTACGAAGCACACGTGGACAGTGTGCTGTTCGAACCCGCCGCGCAGATCGTCAAATGGAAGGGCATGACGCCCGCCGCCCAGTTCAACTTCGCCACGATCGCAGACTGGATCGGCAAGCTGTCCTTTGCCCAGGACTGGGCGACCGCTGCGTCCCTGTCCCAGTTCCTGTACGACAACGAAGGCAAGCCGATCACGGCGACCTTCAAGCCGAAGAAGGCGGAAGGCGTCGGGACGGTGCCGACGTGGACCGTCACGATCATCGCCACCCCGGGCCGGATCGGCGGCGACGGGGACACGGTCGCCACGGCCACCGTCACCGTCGCCTGCCAGGGTAAGCCGCTCAAGACGCTGTCCTGAGAGGCGCCGACAGTGGGCGTCCTGGACGTGACGAAGTCCCGCGAACTGCTGGCGACCATGCTGGCGATCCGTTCGCTGCCGACGACGCTGCGGCGGATGATCCGCCAGCACACGAAGGCAGTGGCGGCGCCGGAATGGTCGAAGGCGCTAGCGGAACGCGCGGATAGCAAACTGGCGCATCGCGTCCTGGTGGACACAGCTGTTGTGACCGTGTCCGACCAGAACGTCCGCGTCGCGTCCGCCACGAAGGGACGCCCACTGTCGGGAGGGCTCAACCCGAAAACGGACTGGGCAGCTGTCGAGTTCGGCGGCACGAAGAAGATGACGACGTTTCAGCGCAAGAGTCCGAAGGGCAAGCGTCACAGCGTCACCCGGAACACCCACGCGCAGCTGCCGCCCTTCCGCGCGAAGGGCCGGGTGTTCTATCCCGCAGCTGAAGAGATGATCCCCCGGATCGCTTCGCTGTGGGTCCAGACCACCGTCCGCACGATCAGTGAAGCCTTCGAAGGGAAGCAGGAATAGCGCATGCCCAGCCTGGATATCAACGCGAACACGCGCGCAGCGCAAGCCAATATCAAGGACCTGTCCGGCGCGCTGGACGACGTCGCCGACGCGCTGGACGACGTCGCCCGGGACGGCAAGGACGCGGGCGACAAACTGGAACGCAGCTTCCGGGACATGGCCCGGGCGGCATCCGACGCGGGGGACGACGTCGGGACGAAGCTGGATAAGGGCTTCGACAAAGCGCGCCAGGGTGCGGACGACTTCAAGCAGGAAGCGAACCAGTCCATGCGCGAGACGGCAGCGTCCGTGTCGTCCGTGGAAGACGGCCTGGATGCCGTCCAGGAAATCGCCGCGAACGCCTTCGCAGGGTTCGGTCCTGCGGGCGCCGTCGCGGGCCTGGTCGCCGCCACGGGGATCGGCCTGGCGATCAGCGCCATGGAAGACGCGAACGAAGAAACAGAGCTGGGGAAGGAACGGGTAGCCGAGTGGGCGGGCGCCTACGCCGAAGCGGGCGGCAAGATCCTGTCGGCGGGTGTGCTGGCCGCACGGTTCCAAGCGATCATCACGGACCCGGCGAAGTTCGCGGAAGCGGAGACGAACGCGCGGAACTGGGGTGTGTCCGTGGAGACCGCGATCAGTGCCATGTCGGGGAACACGGGCGCGATCGACGACGTCAAGCGATCCGTGGGGGACCTGGCCGACGCCTACGAAACGGCCCGGCAGAAGTCGCCCGCCGTGGACGCCTTCGGCAACGTGAACGGTCCGTTGCTGGAACAGGAACAGGCCTACCGGACGGCAGCGGGATCGCTCAACAAACTGACCGGCGAGATGGACGCAGGCGCCGCCCGCGCCCGCATGCTGTCGGACGCGCTGAAGGGCCAGATCAACGACGCCCGGGAAGCGACGAAGGAAGTGGACGGCCTGGGCAACGCCGTCTACACGCTGCCGGACGGCACCCAGATCATGATCGACGCGGAAACCGGCCAGGCCACCCAGGACGTGTCGAAGTTCAAAGGCGACCTGGACGGCGTCCCGGAAACCGTGACCAGCCGCGTCAAGGTCGCCGTGGACAGCAGCGCCTGGGACAACTGGCGCCCGGCGATCAAACACGGCGACGTCTACAGCCGCCCCGGATCGAATGTGAAGTGGCAGTGAGCGACATTCGAACATAGGGCAGTGTTTTGCCTTCGAGCTCGCCGCCGGCACCGCGGCCGGCTACCCCTAAACCGTTAGTTATGTTCGAAACTCGAGAATTCAGGACACCATGGCTGGAACGCTGGCACTGATCACACAGGGCGCTGTGACGATCCGCCCGACGCAGGTGCTGGGCTACAGGTCCGCGCGGACCACTGGCAACCTGCTGCACCAGATTCCGGGACGCCCGGACCCGGACATTACGGGCGGGCCTGCGCAGCTGCGTCGGGGGACGCTTCAGCTGGGCTTCCACGGCGCCACCAGCGAAGCGGACAGCCTGGCCTGCGAAGCCGCCCACGCGGCATCCGGCAAGGTGTTCACCTTCCAGGCGGACGCCGAACGGCCCACTGTCGGCATGTACTACGTGGCATCCGGCGAGATCACCCGCGAACTGGAAGAGGAATCCCGGGACGCCTGGATCGTGTCCGTGGACTACCAGGAAATCACGCTATGACCACCGTCAGCAGCCACGTTTACAGCGCCGTCCTGCTGGGCACGCCGAACCGTCCACTGTCGCTGAAGGGCGGCACGATCACCCTGGACACGGCCACGGCCCCGCATGTCCAGGGACAGCTGCGCGTGGCGAACCCTGGCAGCTTCGTCCTGGTGCCTGCGGGCGGCGGCAAAGCGGCAGAACCGGTCTGGACGCCTGACCTGGTCACCTTCAACGCCATGGACCCACGGACCGGCGCCCGCGTCAGGATCACGGCGGACGGTGAGTTCCCTTCGTTCTCGCAGCACCGCGAATTCAACCTGGCACTTCGCAGCAGGGACTACACGGACACGGACGGGGAACTGTCCGTCACGGTCGCCAGTGACGAAGCGCTGCTGGCGGACTGGGCGCCCGTCGCGGACGACCTGGGCGCCTTCAGCCGTCAGACCAGCCTGCGGTCCATCTGCAACTACGTCATCGGCAAAGCGATCCCCGGCGCCGCCCTGGCCGCGTCCCCGACACACGACCGGGACATGACCGTCTACACGGACGCGGTCAACATGCTGAAGGACACCCGGACGACCGCCGTGGCGGGCGGCGGGTTCGCCGCCCATAACTGCACAATCGACTTCAACGACACCAGCTGGTCAACCAGCTTCGACGGGGACAGCTTCCTGCTGCACACCCCGACGCAGGCCGATAGCGCGATGACCATGGACGGCGACGTCGGCGGCATGCGCCACGGCATGCAAGCGGGCAGGACGTACACCTTCAGCGCCACGGGGAACGTCAAAGTGGTCCTGAGTGGGCAGACTGGCGGGGCGGAACCGGACGGGAACGGCGGCACGAAGGCACGCGCCCGCGCGCTGGTCGTCCACGTGCTGCGGGCGGGTGGCGTCGGCGGCTACATGCTGTTTCACAGCGACCCCGTCCCCAACGTGGTCAACACGCCGACGCGGGTGTCCGTGACGTTCACGCTGCCGGACGACGCGGAACAGGCCTTCCTGCGGTTCTACCATGGCGGCACTGTCGGCAGCATCCGCTGGGACAGCTTCCGGCTGAGTGAGTACGACCCGCGCCCGGGCGCCGATAACACGAACTGGTTCGACGGCAGCACGACGGACACAGCCGCCTATCTCTACAGCTGGGCAGGCACTTCGCACCTGTCCAACAGCATCCGGGCGGCGCTGATCGACCGGGCGCCGGAACTGCTGCTGTGGAAAGCGGGCCAGTCCGCGCTGGACTTCCTGGCACCGCTGGTCCAGTACGCGGGCCTGCGCCTGGTGTGCGATGAGAACAGGGTGTGGACGCTGCGCAGCGCTTCCCACCAGGCGCCCGGCGTGCTGTCCATCCGGACCACCGTGAACATGCTGCGCAGCAGTGACCTGATCGACCGGGACGACGGGGAATGGTTCAACGCAGCTGTAGCGGTCTACACCTGGACGGACGCGCAGACCGGCCTACAGCGGACCGCCACTGACAGCTATTCGCTGCCGGGCTACACCCGCGTCCGGCGCTTCGAATTCGAGACGCCCTATCCCGGGCCAGGGTTCGCGCAGTACGCCGTGGAACGGGCGCAGGGACGCGGGCGCAGGGTGACAGCGTCCACGGTCAGCGACTACAGCGCGCAGCCTGAACAGCCTGTCGTCGTCTACCTGCCGAACGCTGCCCCGATCCAGGTGGGCGCTGTCAGCCGCCTGACCTACGACCTGGACACCCGGGAAATGGAAGTCCAGACCAGGACCACGGACACACCTGTCGGCGCGATCGACCTGCTGGCCGGTTCCATCGACAGCCTGGCATCCACGATCGACGCGCTGTAACCGAAGGGGAACGAAGACACATGGCAATTGGAGACGCCGCACTGGCGGCAGGAATGACGCTGGTGCCAGGAACGGCGCTGGCGAACACGCTGGACACAGCGATCAATGAGACGCGGGACTTCATCGCCCAGCGGACGTCCGCCGTCACGCCCGTCGCGAAGGGCGGCACGGGCGCCACGACAGCGTCAGCAGCACGCGCAGCGCTGGACGTCCCGCAGAAGGGCACGTCGGGCGGGATCGCCGTGATGGACATCACGGGCGCGGGGAACGTCGGCCTACGCTACGGCGGCAGCCGCTTCGTGGCGCGATCGGGCTCAACAGAACTCGAGCTCGCAAACCTGCTGGACGTGAACGGCGCGACGGGCGCCGCCGACGCCGCGAACGCGAACGCGAACGGGCGCGTGTCGAAGTCCGGCGACACCATGAGTGGACACCTGTACCTGCCCAACAGCAGCGCCGCCGTGTCCGGCTACACGATCGCCTATATCAACAGCGACGGCCGCGTCAGCCGTGGCGCGTCCAGCCTGCGCTACAAGAAATATGTGAGCGCCGTGGACCCGCTGACGCTGGGCGATATCTGGCCGCAGCTCAAGCGGTTCCAGATGAAACAGCTGGACGGCACGGCGGACGGCAGCTGGCTGCTGGGGCACATCGCTGAGGAACTGGCAGAGCACCACAATCAGGCGCGCTTTGCCGTGGCGATTAACGGCCTGGTGGAATCAATCGACTTCATCCAGCTGCTGCTGGCGCAGACCGCGCAGCTGAATGCCAGGGTCCGGCAGCTGGAAGCCGTTGTGGGAATCGTCAACGAAACCACGTCGCCGGCGGCAGTGATTCCTACAAACGAAGGGGACGGCGCATGATCGACGGACTGGCCGCAGCGTTCACGCTGCTGAATCGGGGGACAGTCGCACCACGGCTGTGTCTCAAGTACGTCTGGCAGGCCTACGCCGCCCACGGCGCAGCGACGGACCTGGAAGCAGGCACGGCATACGCCGCCTGGAAGCTGTCGGCGGGCAAGCATCGCGGCGACCGCAACCCGCCCGCAGGCGTCCCCGTCTGGTGGGGACCGCGCGCAGGATCGGCGGCGGGTGACGTCGTGATCAGCCTGGGCGGCGGGCGCGTCGTCGCCACGGACTGGCCCAGCCTGGGCCGCGTCGGCGTCACCACGATCGCCGCGCGTGAACGGCAGATTGGGCGCCCGTACCTGGGCTGGTCCGAATCCATCTTCGACGTCCCTGTGTGGGCGCCGTCGCCCGCAGCAGTACCCCAACAGGAAGTAGAGGAAGACGACATGTCCCCCATCCGCGTACATCACCAGGTGTTCACGAACGGCAACCAGGCCTACGTCGTGGAGAACGACACCTGGTTCTTCATCCCGGACGGCGCACACCTGGCCGCGCTGGTGAAGGCCTACGGGATCAAGCTGGACCAGCTGCCGGAACTGAACGAACACGACTGGCACGCCGTGGAAGTGGCGAAGACGAAGGCGAACGACGCCCGCCGTTCGCTGCTGGCACCCGTCCCGCAGCAGGCGTGATGAGTGAGGCCGTGGCGATCGCGCTGATAGTCGCAGCGCAGGCGATCGTCGTGGCCTTCCTGGGTGTCGTGTCCGTCAGGGTCGGACGACTGGGGAAGGTGGCAGCTGCGACACACTCTGACGCAGCTGCCACCCGGGAACACGTCGTCAACGATCACGGCCAGATCAACTTCCGGGAGGAAAGCGACGGCAGGCACGCGGAGACGCGGCGCTGGTTCCGCACCCTGAACGAAGGGCAGCGGGCGCTACAGCGCGACGTCGGCGGCATGCGCGAAGACATTAGAGGCCTGGCCCAATCGGACCGGAACATGGACGGGCGACTTCAGCGGGTGGAAGCCGTGCTGATGGTCGCCGCAGCTGAGAGGAACACAGAATGACCACGACCACGACCCGGCGCGAGCGGACCCGCCCGCCGTTCCGCTGGTACCTGCTGCGGCGCTGGGTGTACGGCCTGGCGCTGGCTGTCGGCCTGGCGCTGGTGTACTACCGGCTGCTGGAACCCCAGGCGCTGGCGGTCCTGCTGCCGATCGTCCTGGCGCTGTTCAACACGAACCCGGCGCCGACGCCCGACGAAGCCGTCCGCAACGATCACGGCCCGCTGACACGGGACTAGCACGACGACACTGTATGATCACGGGCAGCTGTTCCAGTCGTGGTCAGCAAAGGCGCCCGATCCCTAACCAGCTGCGCGGTTAGAAGGGGATCGGGCGCCTTCCGTATGTGACGACGTCGTCAGGAAGCTGGGCGCAGCAGCAGCCGCAGCGTAGGACTGGCTGGATCGTCTTCCCAGCCGATCACTTCCCAGCCCTTCCCACGGAGCCACGCGATCACGTCCACGCCGACGTCCAGCCACCAGCGGTCAACGTCGTACCAGTGGCGCATCACAGCACGCCCAGCCGCTGTCGGGCCTGCGCGTCCAGTTCGCGGCAGTCGTCGCAGAAGTCCATACCCCGGGTGTCCAGCGCCAGCTGCTGGGTCCGGCTGTAGGACAGCGTCCCGTGATCCTCACAGATCGTCATCCAGCCGCCGCCGTCCGGGTCCATATCGACGTCGGCGGGGCGGCAGACCGTGAGCAGTTCACCCGTGTCCCGGGTGCGACGGGTGCGGATCACGCTGCCTTCCCCTTCCCATACCGTTCCTGCGCGGACTGGCGCGTGATGCCCAGCGCGTCCCCGATAAACGCCCAGCTTCGACCACGCGCCCGCTGTCCGTCGATGCCTGCCAGGACGGCGGCATCCAGGTCCGCACGAAGCGACACCAGTTCGGCCAGTTCCCATTCATCCGAGTCAGCGACCCGCTGCCCAGCCTTCCGGATGAATCGGCGGGCGGCTGTCAGGTATTCCATGGTCTCGACGTGGCGCGACGGGCGCTTAGGGCGGGGCGGCTGGAAGTCAGCGTGGTCCTGGGTGACGTGAAGGCCCAGGCGGGCTTCCTTCGTGGTGCGGACCTGATCGTGGAAGGTACGGCGGCAGATCGGGCACCGCGCGGATTCCTTCGCTGCCTCACTGGATTCAGCTGTTTCGAGTGCCACTGTCAGGTCCCCGTCCTTCGTTAATTCAGTGTCAGGAACTTCCTGACAGGCATCACGTTAACACAACGTCAGGGACACCCTGACACGCCGACGCGAAACAGCGGCCACGGGGTGACAGATCGTGTTAGCTTCCTCTCATGAACACCGCGCAGAACGAACCACCACCCTTCGAACTTCAGGAGCCCGTCGCGGCCCTGTTCCAGCCGGACGCCCCGCCGACGTCGCCGTCGAAGGCAGCGACCGGCAGCAGCTGGCCGCTTCCACAGCCGCTGTTCGCGCTGTGAGCCTGGAAGCGTACATCTGGGCGGCGAACCTTCCACTGTCGGCATGCAACGGCACACCCTTCCGGGTGCTGCTACAGCTGGCCGATCGGACGGACCCGCTGGGATACGGCGCCTGGCCGAACGTCTCGACGATCGCCGACGCGCTGGAATGCTCGACACGGACCGTCCACAGGGCACTGAAGGACCTGAAGGAAGCTGGCCTGATCCGTGAGGGCGACCAGCGACCCGTCCAGCACCTTCGCCCGGACCGGCGCCCGATCGTCTACGACGTGATGACCACGGCGCTGAAGTTCGCCGAACAGCACGGCCACAAAGGACCCCACGGCACGGGGTGACAACCCTGTCACCCCGTCCCGAACACGGGGTGACAGCTGGGACCCCACGGGGTGACAGCTGGTGTCATACAGAACCGTCCTTAACCCTCTTACTAAGACATACAGAGAAATCTCTAGTAATGACCGCGCGAGAAACGATAAAGCCGAAGCACATTCACCGGTTCGATCCGATCAGCGGCTGGTGTGCCAGCTGCTGCACCCGGGACGATATGCGGCTGGTTGTGAACGGCGACGTCTGGCGCGAAGGACACACGACCCCCATCAATGCGCAGCACCTGAAAGGAACACCGAGCAATGACCACGACACTGTCTTCCCCCGACAGCGCCCAGTCCCCGATCGACTACAACGGCCACCAGCCTGACCTGGCGACCACGCCCACGGCCCCGACGCAGCTGGCGGGCCTGCTGTGAGCGGCGTGCCGATCACAGCCCTGATCCCCGCCGACGACCTGGCCCTGCTGGAACAGCTGGGCAAGCGGATCGGCAAGCCGGTCCGCGTGATCGTCGCCGACGTCGTCCACATGGCCCTGCGTGGTCAGCGTGGCGAAGCGGCGGCGCGCGCCGAACGCGAACGGCAGCAGGCAGCAGCCGCAGCCGAACGACGCGAAGCCATGCGCGGCTATCGGAAGCTGACGCCTGAGCAGGTGAATGAACTGCGGCTGCTGACGCTTCAGGGTGACGACACCCTGCACCAGCTGGCGGTCCACTTCGACGTCCACGTGAACACGATCACGAACTGGCGTCGGACGCTGCGCGCCCAGGGCCTGCTGCCGCCGTCGAAGCCGAAGCGGGGCGGCATGCCGGAAGGGACGGGCATGTCATGAGTGCCATTCACCGGACGAAGCAGTGGGCGAAGTTCACCCGCATGGCCCGCCCGATCATCACGGCGCAGCTGCCGCGTCCCTGCGTCAACCACTGCGGTCGCATGGTAGAACCAGGGCAGCGCTTCGACATAGGCCACCTGATCAGCCACGCGATAGACCCGTCCCAGCCGCTCAGTCTGGAACTGGTGGGACCGGCGCACCCCGGCTGTAATCGCCAGGCTGGCGGCAGGGAAGGCAGAGCGAAGCAGCTGAGGAAGGCCCAGCCGCTACAGCAGCAGGACCAGCGCCTGCCCCGCGAAGGGTCGGGCTGGTGACCGGCCAGCTGGAACAGTGCGACGGGTGCGGTCGCCTGTCCTACGACGTCAGGCACCACGGGGACCACTGGCTGTGTCCCGCCTGCCGACCACTGGCACCCGTCCCGCGTGACCGTGCATAATGATCCGAAAAGGCGCCGCCGGCCTGAGCATAATGCTCAGTCGGCGGCGCCGTGGGTTCTTTGAGACATCACCGTCACCCGCCAAAGGCAACCAGCAGCTTTTGTGTTCGATCTGGGCACTCTGATCAGCAACACAACCGAAACGGACCAACATGCACAGCGCTACCCTGGCGAACGTGGACAATCTGACAACCGAAGACGGCTGGCTGGCGCTGCGCGATGAGGGCCTGGCGCCGCTGTACAGCAGCGGATACGCCACGACCCAGGACGATCGGGACGACTTCCTGGCGGGCGCTGCGATGCTTCGTTTTCACGGGGACCACGCCCGGCCCGGCCACACGGTCAAGCCGCAGCAGCTGCGCGTCGTGGACACCCTGGCGCCCGGCCAGTCCCGGACAGCGCTGCTGATGCCACGCCGATCGTCTAAGACGACGTCACTGGTGGCGCTGGCGCTGGGCAGGGCATCCCGGCGCCCGGACTACCGGGTGGGAATCCTCACCCTGACGTCGGGGAAGGCTGGCCGCGCCCGCTTCCTGAAGGACGTGGCGCCCGCACTGGAACGGGTCGCCACGGCGAAGCACGGCCCGACGAAGCGGGACTGGCCTTACGTCGTCGGGCGATCGGCAGGCCAGGAAGGCGTCACCTTCCGGGACACGGACGGGATCGTCAGCTGGCTGTCGTCCGTGGACGATCTGCGCGGCGAAGCGTTCGACATGATCATCCTGGACGAAGCGCAGGCAGCGGACCCTGAGAAGGTGGCCGACGTCGTCGCGGCGGCGCTGCCGACGCTGGACACGCGCCCGGACGCACAGATCGTCGTGGCAGGCACGGCGGGGAAGTGGCGGATCGGCAACCTGCTGCATGACTGGCTGGAACACGGGCGCGCTGGCAGCTGGGGAATTCTCGAGTTCGCAGCGCCGGAAGACACGGACCCGGAACTGCTGGACAGCTGGGAGACGACAGCGCCGCTGGTGCTGGCAAGTCACCCGGGTGTCGGCACGCTGACCACGCTGGACGCGATCCAGGGGAACTGGCTGGCGCTGAAGCGGGACCAGTTCGCGCAGGAATACCTGGGCCTGTGGGGGAAGGTGGGCGAAGGCTCAGGCGTGCTGTCGGCGGCGAAGTGGCTGGCCGCTGGGCTGGGCGCGAAGCGGAACGGCCCGGACCTGCTGGAAGCGCTGGGCGGCGAATACGCCCCGGACGCGGACGCGCTGCCGAACGTCCCGGACTGGTTCGGCCTGGCGGCTGTGTCCCACGTGAACCAGACCACGGCGGCGCTGGTCGCCGCGTGGCGCGACGACAGCGGGCGGGCCTGCGGCTACGTGCTGGACTACCGGCGCGGGACACAGTGGCTGGCGGATGCCGCCGCATCGAAGGCCCGGCAGCACAAGAAACCGGTGATCTACGACAGCGCCAGCAGCCCCGTCCGCGTCGAAGTCGAAGTTATGGAACGCATGACGCCGAAGCCGCAGACCGAAGCACGGACGACGTCCGACGTCGCCGCTGCGCATGCGCTGCTGGCGAAGGACGTGAACGAAGGGAACGCCCGCCACTGGCACCAGCCAATGATGGACGCTGCCGCGAAGGACGCTGTGCGTCGCCCTGTCGGCCCCGGGCGCTGGATGTTCGGACGCGGGAAGGACCCGGACGCTGACATCATCGCCCTGGAAGGCTGGGCTATGGCGCTGCACTGGTACGACGAAAACCCGGCGCCCGTGCGACGTCGGGCGATCGTCTCGACCAGCTGACCGTCCCGCAGCTGCGCGCCGACGTTGTAGGAATCACTGCCGCCGGCGGCGTGGTTTCATGCACGATTCCTACAACGGCGGCGGGGTCCACAGTTTGTGGAACCAGTTGGCGCCCGCTGCGCGCCGGTCCTTAATCTCTGAGGCATGCCCAACTGGTTCCAGCGCACATTCCTAGGCGCGAACGTGACCACGGGTGTCGTCACAGGCCAGCTGGTCCCGGAATCGCCCTGGTCGGACAGCCTGATCGGCCACGTGGCCTTCCATGAGTGGTACGACGGCGCGGACGCCCCCGTGGACCGGACGGCAGCCATGCGGGTCGCCCCGGTCAAGCGTGGCCGCGCGATCATCGTGGGCAAGTGCGCAGACCTTCCGCTGGTCGCCGGACGCTTCGACGGCACCGCGTTCCAGCCCACGGCATCACAGCCGAAGTGGCTGACGGGCACGGGCACGATCGTCACGCCGTGGCACCGCATGGCGCACACCCTGGACGATCTCATCTTCCAGGGCTGGTCGCTGTGGATGGTCACGCGCGGCGCAGCTGGGCAGATCACGGACGCGCTGCGCATCCCGCCGTTCCGCTGGTCCTTCGCCCCGGAAACCACGCTGGGAATCCGTATCGACGGTGAAGAGTGGCTGGACGCCACCACCGTCGTACTGTTCCAGGGACCGGACGAAGGCCTGCTGGAAACCGGCGCCGACGTGATCCGTGGCGCCCGTGCCATGGAAGCGGCCTGGGTGGGACGGGTCCAGAACCCGATCCCGCTGACCGTGCTGCACGAAGTGGAACGGAACGGCGTCGAAGACGACGAAGCGCAGACGCTGGTGGACACCTATGCCGCCGCGCGTCGGGCGCCTGGTGGCGCCGTCGCGTTCCTGCCTGCGCAGCTGAACCTGGAAACCTACGGCGAAGTAGCTGCGGACCTCTTCATCGGCGGCAGGAACGCCGTGCGCCTGGATGTGGCGAACCTGCTGAACCTGCCAGCGTCCGTCCTGGACGGGTCGCAGGCGGGCGCGTCCCTGACCTACGTCACCCAGGAAGGCGACCGGCAGGAACTGATCGACTGGCTGGAGTACTACCTAGCGCCGATCGAAGCGCGCCTGTCCATGGACGACGTCACCCCGCGCGGCCAGGTCATCCGCTTCGACCGGTCCAGCCTGACCGCGTCCCCGAACAGCAGCCACGGCCCCGCCCTGGCGGACCAGGAAGACGACGACGCCCAGCAGCTGGACGTCGTCCCCGACACGAAGGAACTGACCGCAGCATGAGCAAGACGACCACGACCACGACCACGGACGACGTCGCCACGGACGACGTCGCCACGGACGACGTCGCCGCCGCCGACGACGCCACGCCCGTCGCCGCGCTGAAGGACGGCCACAGCGACCGGGACGGCGTCCTGGTCTGGCACGAAGTGGACAGCGACGGCGCCCGTACCGGCGCGCTGGTGTTCCACAGCCTGCTGCCGGACACGGTCGTCACCGTGGCGCAGCTGGACGCGCTGCGCGAATTCGCTGCCGAGTGAGTCATGCCTGAGACGCTTACGATCGTTCCTGGTGAACATTCCGGCCCGATCCAGCTGGGCGAAGCCGCCAGCTTCGCTTACGATCCCGCAGGACGGCGCCTGCGCGGCATCCTGCTGCCGTTCGGGGAACTGTCCCGGCTGAACGTCACCGGCCAGGCGCCGGTCATGTTCAGCGCCGACAGCATCACGCTGCCGCGCGATCCCGCCGCGATCACGCTCAACGAACGACACAGCCAACATCACCCGATCGCCAGGGCTGTCGTCCTGGAGAAGCGGACCGAAGGCGTCTATGCCGAGTTCGAAGTATTCGACACGGACGAAGGGGACGCCTACCTGGCAGAGAACAGCGACCCGTCGAAGCCTGGCAAGCTGCGCAAGCTGTCCGCCGAAGTGTGGGGACTGCTGCGCGACGGCGTCCACGCCACAGCGGCCCGCCTGACCGGCGCGGCAGCTGTCCCGGAAGGCGCCTTCGCGGGCGCCGTCCTGTTCGCCCTGGCGCCCGACGTGGCGCCCACTGACCCGGCAGCGGGCGTAACGCCTGCCCCATCCACGGACGAAGCGCAGCAGGGACCTGCCGCGCCCGCTGCCGAACCACCCGCGCCAGCTGCGCCCGCCGCTGTCGTCACTGAGCCTGAGCCGATCCCGGCAGGGTCCACAACCGAAGGAGAACAGCCCATGACGGGTTCCATCGTCCCTGACGGCACGGTCGCCCCTGTGGCGCCCGCCGCCGTCGCATCGGACACCAGCAGCGCCGCGCTGTTCGAAGCGCTGGTGGCAGCGAAGCGCGGCGACACGTCGCAGCTGGAAGCGTTCCAGTCGCTGGGCGACCTGTTCGCGATCAGCGCGATCAACCACAGCGGCACCGCGTCGCCCGGCACGGACACCCAGGTCCCGCAGGCGATCCAGGAGCTGTGGTCCAAGCGGACCTACCAGCGGAAGTACGTCCCGCTGTTCGGCGCCCCTGAGCCGCTCACCAGCCTGTCCATCACTGGCTGGAAGTGGGACCCGGAGAAGACGCCCGAAGTGGGCGACTACACCGGCAACGGCGCCGAAGTGCCGTCGAACGCCGTGGACACGATCCCCGTGTCCGAAGCCGCCGATCGGCTGGCGGGCGGGCACCGCCTGGACCGTCGCTTCATCGACTTCCCGGACCAGTCGCTGTACGCCAGCTACTTCCGGAAGATGACGGAGTCCTACGCGCGCAAGTCGGACGCGAAGGCGCTGGGCTACGCGATCAACGCAGCCACCACCGTCGCGCCCGGCACGGTCCCGGCAGGCGTGGCGAAGGGCCTGGCCGCTGTCGTGGACGGCGCCATGGGTGTCATCACGTCGGAGAACACGCCCACCTTCAGCATCGTGTCCCCGGAACTGTGGCGCGACATCGTCCTGACCGGCTACACCGCCGTCCTGGGCTACCTGTCCGCGTCCATCGGCCTTGAGGAAG